TCAGATTCTTTCTTGATGCGTTCCAGGGCGTCTTCGTGCGCCGCCATGGCGTAGTAGATACGATCAATCTTTTCAGAGCGAAGCTGGGAGCAAGTCTCCAGTTCCGCTTTAGCAAGCTCTTGGGACTCAGGAGTGAGAAGAGGGAGAGACTGCTCGAGAGCAGCATAATGCTTGTACAACTCGTAAACATTTAGTTTATTCAGTTTTGTTTCTGTGATCTGGGCCATGGGTCAGTTGAGTTGGGTAATGATATTAAAATTGGTTATTTGTTTAAACTTTTTATTTTGTCTTGCTAAACGTCGTCGTGATTCCCGAGCAGACTCAAGAACTAGCTTCAAGCCTATTCCATTGTTAGCGTCAACCATGGCAGAATAATTTCCATGAATTAACTCACGCAATTTGTACTCACTAGTGCCATTACGAAAATCAGGTTCGCTGTTAGTCATTGTTTAAACGGTATGGAAATGGGATTGAACTTTGTTGATGCAGTAGGACAGCAGCATGCCTGCTGCTGCCCACAACAAATCTTTCAGCACTGGGACAATAGCACCAAGAATGGATTCAAACATGAATGAGATGAGTTGATGAAATGTGTTAGTCAGTTTAACGTCATGACTAGGACGTTTTATTAATCATCGAGCTGCTCCAGTGCGCGGCGGATGATGTGGTAGCGCTCGGTGTGTTGCCCTTGATCAATGTGAAGCAACGCATGTAGCGCCTGCTCCTTCAAGCTCGGCGGCTTGGGGCGGCGGTTAGAGCGCAGACGGTCTGCACCGGTTTTCCATATCTCAACAGCGCAAAGCCACTCACAGCACGCCTCCAGCTCCTGGTCGGCGCCCCAGCGGGCGGCTTGGGTGGCGATGTAACGCTGATCTGCCATTGGTGCAGTGGCAGCTTCTTCGTTCCACTTGCGGATCAGCTCCGGCGGTGGGGTGATTGGGTGTTGGTCAGTCATTTTTTGAGTTGCCATTTGCTGAGATAATCCATAAGAGTGTCAACTTTATTGCTGACAGCTTTAATTTCATCCATCATTTCTTTGCGAGATACATAGATCTCTGGCAAGTAAGGATCATTTTTACCATCAGGGTCTGAGATCTTTTGTGCTTCAGCTTCTGCTGCATACACACATTCTTGGAACATCTCCCAGGCAAGTTTCTCGTCCATGACTTGACGAGTACCTGGATCAAAAGCAACTAATAGTTTGCCAAGGAACTTAGCTTTTTCTCGGAAGATCTCAATGAATTGATCTTCAGGTAAGCCGCAGGGGTTCAATTTCATCTTCAGGAAGAGCGTCAGATACAGCAATAGTAAGGGCATCAAGGATGAATTGTTTTTGTTTGTCTTCACCCCATGATGTCCATTCAGCAAGTTCTAAGTCATTTTCATCCCATTCGATGGTGATGTCACCACCACCATCTGGGTTTTCTTTGTATTCAATGTGTAGTTTGTCGATGAAGGAGGGCATGGTTTGTAAGAACAGATTCAGCGTATTCTTCTATGTGCATTTTATATTCTGCACCTGCCTTAATGAGAAGCCAATAAGTTTCTTCATCAATCTCTAAATCAAGTTTGTATTTGCCATTGGAAAGGATCATGATTTCTTAACAGCCTCCTTGAGTTGAGGTAGTGCAGTACCAGGGAATGGAACGTAGCCTGCCTCCATCATATTGAAGAACAGATCCCACGCATGGTGCTGTGTCAATACGTCATTGGGTTTGTAGGTACGCCAGTGGCTGAGCGGTGCTTGTGCACCTGACTTGGTATGTAGCAATACAAAACGTCCGTCACTGTTGGCGTCAACGGGAGGGGCATACCACCAAGCGACGCACTTATCAGACACACCACTAGGTGCTGCATTGCGTAGTTCCGTGCGTTTGCAGAGCAACTCACGATACTTCTGGAACCAGGTCAGGTGTATACACCACGGTTCAAATCCCTGGATCTCTTCTTGGAAAGCAGATAAGTTGTTGAGCTGACGTTGAAACGACCCACACGAGCAGGTAGGTTTGCCAAACAGCGGCTCTTGTTCGGTATCAGAGTCCAGTTCAGAGTCCAGATCAAGCGGTTGATTCGGAAGCCGAAGTCCGTCGGGCGCCACCAAATGGCCCAGGTCCGTCTGGTCAGACTGAAGCAGGGTGATGAGTTTGTTTGGGTCTGAGAGATGGATGAATCGATCTGCCCAGTGGGCTTGGAGCTTGGCGTTTGGTGTGAGGTGTCCGAGAGCATGGGTGTAGGTCCATCCTTTGAAGAGTACGTAAGCGTTATTACGCCAGACACTGGGACCACGGTAGTTAGGTCCGAGGTAGGAGAAGAAATTCTTGAGGCGATGGGTGTAGGTACTGTAAGCAGATTTAATCAGTGTCCTGTCGTAAGTTTGCTCAGTACCATCGCGACGCACCACAATGCAATTGTTATCTCGCACACCAATGCCAGCAATCTCGGTGTCATCAAAGTCGGGATACGCACGACGGATGTTAGTACGGGTATAGATGCATGCCTGGGCAGCATTGAGTTCCAGGACTGTGGCAAAGTGTTTGGTTGTCATGAGTTGAGTTAAGTGAGTTGGATTCAGATGAAGAGATCATCTTCTTTGATACCAGCGGCTTGCCGGTCTTTAGACGCCTGGTAGGCCGTCTTCCCCATCCTATAGGCACCGTAAAGGACGGCAGCCCATGCGACAGGATTTGCAATAGTAGCAGCTACTGCACCAGCTAGCAAGGCCGTGGCACCTGCTGCTTTGACTGCCGCTTTTTCTTCACGTTTCATGGAAATGTTAATGCAATTGGAAGATTTGAATACAGTTTAATTGTATGGTTAGAATAAACGGTAACAATTTAATACACAATGGAAGAGATTAAGTACGTACCGTTGACTCAATTCCAGATCGAACCAACGATTGATGATAAGTTTTGGTTAGAAAAAATCAAACGCTCCATACAAGATTGTGGATCAGTAAGTGAGTTAAAGGAAATGGCGACCTTGCTTGCGCAGATCGCCACGAATCGCCAGGGGGTAATTAGGGGATTGGTTCAAGATATGTTCATCTTCAATAACGTTGCCATTAATGAAGATGATATTGTTAATCCCCCAATTAAAACTCAATCAGAGACTTGAGTCTTCACCTGTTACTTCATCTCGGGAGGGCAAGGATTTGACATCAATGGCTTCAGTGGTACGTGATTCGGGAAGAATTTGTACACCAGCTTTAATGCCGTAAGCGCCCCCAAGCTTTTCAGCGTCTTGGCGCGAATGTGCGTTGATGTAGTCATCAAACATCTCCTGCATTTTCCAGGTGGATTCCCGATCTTCATCAGGGATTGAGAGACGGTTCAATGATTCGATTGCATCTTCCTGGCTGCTGTAGTCAGGGATATCAAACGATTCAATAGCACAGATCTCTACGTTGTTTGCACCACGCATCTCGTTGGCAAGGACGGGAGCAAACACAGTGGTGGCATAGAACTTCTCGTTGAATGCCAGTGGCACCTCAGAATCAAGCGCTTTGCTCAAACACTTAGACATTTCTTTTTCATACAGCCGCACTTTATCTGAAACATCAGTGCCATTCAATCCCTTAAGTGTCAGTACCATTGGGATCTTGTGCGCACGCTTATTGTCCTTGGTAACAATAAATACCAAGTACTTGGTACGCACACTGTACTTACGCTTGTACATCTCACCTTTACTGGAAGCAAGATCAGCTGCAATCTTGTCAGCTTCAAATAATTCTTTGACCTCTGGATTCTCAAAGGTACCAATTGTCATGCGCATCCCAGTTGTCTCTTCCACCATTAGTGGTGAGCGCAACAGAATTTGAATGCGCGGCTCAACAAAGTTCAAGCCTTCTTCGACGGATGTATTGGGTGCCATGCCAAAGGTTTGCTTGTAACCCCAGATAACTGAGCCTTTGGCAAACTCATCTTCAGTTGCAGTCCAACCACAAGTATCAAGGTCAGACTTACGAATAAACCAACCTCGTGTCTTGGATTTATTTAGAGGTTGAATAGTAACAAGATTCTGGTAACCAGAAACAAATTCTTTGGACTGGAACATTTGAAAAGATTCCAGGCCACGGGTAGCAAGAGCAGAGGATTTTTTCGTGGTCATTTTGTTGAGAGTTTTCAGGGAAGGAGGAGTGACAGTTTCAGCTTGGATGTTATCCATCCATTCATCAGTCAGGGGATCAATCGGTGTTTGTGTCATGGTGTGTTCAGGGTGAACAGTGGATGAGTTTAGCGTCATCCCAGGACGTGACCTCAGTTTACCTCGAAGGGAAGATCAGCTTTGAGTCCTTCATAAGACTTGAGGTAATCATCATGTTCTTCCACGATTTCACGCATGGCATCTTGAACAGTTTCCCGTCCATAACCAATGCCAACCATAAACTGAACAAAGTGGTGCATTACCTCATGTGATGTAACACCTTGGGACTCAAACGAGATTGTAAAGTCATCCTCTTTGCAGAGAAAAGTGAGGGTGCGTTCTTGCATCAGAAAGGTTGATCGTCTAGTTCAGGAGCAGGACCATAATGACCAGGTAGGTCAGGAAGGCCACCACCAGAAGCCACGTTCCAAGGATCAACAGGAGCGTTGTTGGTGTTGTTCCAAAGGGGTTGGACTTCCGTGGCATCACGCACAGTTGTTTGTGGTTGCACCGTTTTAGGCTCTGCTGCTCCCCTTGGAGCAAGGGTCATGCTGACTAATTGAATTTTGGTTTGCGACTTGCGTTCTTTAGTGGATTGATCAGTCCAGCTATCGGTAACAAGACGACCACGCAAAGTAAGACCAGTGCCTTTACGTGTAAAATTCAACAAAAGTTCTGCGTTATTCAGCTTATCACTAGCTGAATTAATTGCATAAAAGTTAAATAAATCTGCCTGATTTTTACCCGTGCTAACAGATAATGTTTGTTGGCAAATCATCAGCCCACCTTCGGTGGTCTTAAATGCCCTGGCATCACCATCTAAATCTTTGACACATCGTCCAACAAGGATGACGTCATTGAAAATTGGGAACTGATCATTAACCGCTGCAATAGTTCCTCCATGGAGCGAGTGCGTTCTGGTGTCGAGATCATGACGTAGCTTGGCGCCGTGAATGTACACATGGGCTCCCTTGGGCGCTCGTGCAAATCGCTCTGCGTTTTTGCCGTAGACATTGAGTTCAATGTGAGTTGCTGCTTTGTTACCAACTGCTGGAATCCCTACCATGCAACGGATGGCGGTTGATGTAGCAGATGTATACACCTCCCTTGGTTCTTCCAAGGTTTGTGCATAAGCAGAAACAAAGTTGTTCATGTGTGTGATGGGTAGTGGTAAGGCAGTTTAACGTCATACCTAAGGACGAGGAATCAGTGTGTCTCGTACCAGGTGTGGCCCACCTTAGCATCGCCCTCAATGTCACATCTGAAATTAAAGAATTTCTGCGCTTGGGGGAATGAGATCAGTGCCTTCTCTTTGAGCAGCTCGGTGTGCTGTGGCTTGCATCCCACCTGGATCTCATCATGAACCATCGCATGTTGGATCCAATCTTCTCCATAGATGAGACCAGTGGTCTCCATATTGGCATGAAGATTAATGACAACTTGTTTCATGATGATGGCACCAGCTGATTGCAGTAAAACATTCAATGCTTTGAAATCAGAGCGGCAGTAAAGCACGCGTTGATCAAGACCCCGCAGGACACCACGATTACCAAGGTTTGCACTGAGTTTTTCTTTAAGTTCACGCAGTGCTGGCACACCACGCATAAATGAATTGATAGCAGTACTTCCTAGTTTGCGCAGAACTGTTTCATCTTTTTCATTCGGGTCAATGATGGTACCAGCCTTAACTGCACCACATCCATATAACATCCCATACAGCAAACGCTTGCTGATATCCCTGGTTGCCACACCAAATTGTTGTCTGTTGTATTCATGGATATCAACAGTGTCATCTGTTACCAGAGCAGCGTATTCACCGTGGTCCCAGTAGGCGAGGTATCCAGCAAGGCAACGTAATTCAAGTGCTTTAGCGTCAACACCAATGAGGTTCCAGCCGTGAGGAGCAGAGAACAAACTGCGACACTCCTTTCCATAAGGAGAGTAAGCTGCTGGGACCTGACCCATATTTGGATTGCGGTGTGCACAGCGCCCAGTAATGCAACCGTTAGTAATAATGTCGCCGTGGATACAACCAGTGTCATTGTTATAGAGCTTGGTCCAGGCATTGTTGCCATCGGCAATCTGACCAAGACGCTTATTCAACAACATATATTCTGCCAGCGGCTGTGCTTCAGGATACGGAAGTGCTGCCAATACATCATCATCCAAGATTGGATTACCTTTCTCAGTTGTTTTCTCTGGGACCCAACCGTATTTCTTTTGCAAGCGATCAACAATTTGCTGACGCGAACCAGGGTTAAATGTTTCGTACGTTACCTTGGTGAACGGTACGCCTTTGACATAGCCCCTAGTTTTGTTATTGACCTTAGGAGTGAATACAGTTTCGTGTTTAATAGGCGGAAAGATTTCTTTTAGTTTGTCCTCAAGTTCTTTTTGTTTTGTTCTGAGATCATCCACCAGATCAAGACATGCATCCATATCGAAAGGAAAACCAGCTCTAATCTGTCGATTAATTGCCAGCGCAAAGTCATGTTCCAGTTTGAGTGTGGAGCCTGGATAGTTTTGTACTGCAATGAGTTCCCAAAGGTTTGTTGTGACGACCACATCCTGGACACAGTAGTCCAACATCTCTTGAGAATATTCTTTGAAGTCTTTGAAGTCGATCTTATGGTTGGCCAAGCGCCATCCCCAGGCCTTAAGCGATGGGGATCCACGTAGGTGCGATGGAACCTGCGTATATTGTTCTGTGTCAAGGTCATACAAAAGTTCCTTGGGCCAGATGAGACGGCTGCATACCAGGGTATCGATGATGCGTGCGGTTGGCTGGAAGGAAGGATAAAGCTTTTGCAGAACCGGTACGTCGTAGAAGATTACATTGTGGCCAATGAGTACGTCAGCGGTTGCCAGATGAGTAATAGCATCAGCAATGCGATCAGGCCCATAAGTAAAAGTTTGTTGTCTGTTGATGTCATAGATAACAATGCAATGAATGACAGATACCTTGTCATACAACCCATCAGTTTCACAATCAAAGATGAGCCAATTCTCAGCGTCGGAACTGGGCTTCATCGTAAATGTTGAGTTCTTGACAGGCGAGCTGGTCATCATTCTTGTTAATCCAGGTCAAGATCTGTTGTGCCCCAGCGCGATAAGGATGGGAAAAGATCTTGTTAAGAGCTACGTCAGAGTCTAATGGAATCAACTCAAATGAGTTGGATTCACTACATGCACGAATGGCATGTGGACTACCTGATTTCCAAGAAACAATGACGTAGCTCATCTGAACAAGAAGATAACTGTCAGATGTTATCTGGTTTTATCTGATATGCAAATTATTCAGGAAGTCTTCTTGTTTGATGTGCCATAGCCCACAAATCCACCTTCCTTCTTGCGTTGAGACAACGCTTTAGATGCGTCAGTTCCAGCACGCTGGGAGCCATGCACCAGTAGTGCAAATGGTTTATTACCTAAGCAGTGGCTGTCATCATGATCAATCTCAAGGCCGCGTTCCGCTGCCTCTTGCTCTGTGTAAACAACGTACGCAATACGTTGAAACACATCTTGATGCTTGGGAATTAAGTAATCGAGTGTGCCACCGTACGATGCGGTGAGATAAAAGTTAGATGGAATGATGTCACGCAGATTGAGCCACATACCAAGGGACTTGGTGTAGGCATAGAAGGTTTGCTTGGGTCGTTGCTTGGCAACCATCAACCATGCCTTGAGGTAATTCTCTGTAAAGAAATCACCTGACTCATGCACACGCACCAATTCCTTAGGCGGTTGCATGGTGAGTGATAGATCAATCAAATCACGCAGCAGCAGTGCCTGGTTGCCATTGGCATGGATTGTTTCACGGATGAGATCCCAGTTATACCAGCGTGCTTCCCGCACGGTAGGCCTGGTCTCTGCCATGGCAGCAAAGCAACGGAACTCCTCTGCTGTGGTGCCTGTGTACTGCGGCAAGTCATGGATCAGACCTGTGGTGCGATCAGCCATGGTCTTGCACACACCAGCGTGAGGGCATGCGTAACCCGCTGGCAGCGAGAAGATGAGACGGTTCTTGAGCTTGCCGTTACCGGTGGAGAACTTGAGCAGTTTCATGATGAGTTGAGTTGAAGTGCAAACAGTTTAACGTCATGCCCAGGACGAGTCACTATAGGATATGTAAGGACCGCAGAAGAGCAGCGTCAGGTCTGAGGGAGCTGGGGTTTCTGCTGCTTCCCCTGGCTGGAAAGCGAATGACCTTGCAGGTTGATCACTGTGAGGTCACACCCTCCAGCTCGGCAGCGATGGCGAGGAGCCGATCACGATTTTCCTGTGCTGTCAGCACTGGAATTAGTGTCGTTCCCCAGGGCGTTTTCGTCAGTGGCACCACCTGATCTGCGGCAGCCCGCAGAGCGGCGGCAATACTGGGACAATCACGCAGGTCAGGCACAGCACGGAACGCATCCAGTACCGCCTGGGCAGCAGGAGAAAGGTCAGTCATGATTAAAAAAACAAACGGGCGTAACCTTCATTAATCCATTGTTCTTCAGCAGATTCCTTCTGCTGATTGAAAGACAGCTTCTCCAATGATTGGGAATTGTTCGCAGAAGATTTCTTTGATGTGTTCTGCAATGACTCGGTGTTCGAGTTGGGTTCCGTTGTCACAACGTAGTTGTAGGTAATGTATCCACGAACGGAGTGTTCCGTTCATGTATAGCTTAGTAGGAGTTGCAAGCGGCAGGATGCTACGTGCGCATTCCTTGGCAACACCACTGCTAACCATCTCACGATAAAGGTGTTCAGCATCTTCAAACAGCTGACTGATGCGACGGTAGTAATGGCTGATGTGCTCTGGATCTAGATCATCAATAGAGTTCTGTCTGTTCTTGGTATCTTGCCGACGCAGATGCGGCATGACACAAGAGCCTAGCTCACTGGTGTCTGCATAACGCTGGCTAAATTCCTGAAAGCTGAAAGAACGATGACGTAATATCTGAGCTGAGATAGCACGTGTTGTACTGATCTCAATGCACATACCAGCCATCTCATATGGACTCCAGTGTTTATGCGTAATGAGATAACGCAATAACTTTGGAGCTGTATCCATGTTGGATTGATTCTTTGGTGCAGAAACTCTTGCCATATAGGTAATGAGTTCCTCTGCGTTAGGTGTTGCCCAGACCAAGGATACTGTCATTTGGATTCTTCAGTTTTGTTTTGAGATTCAATGCCAGCTTTGTAGCCAAAGCTATAGGCAGTACTTACCAGGTAGCGAACAACCTCATTTTGTTGTTTAAGTTTGTAATCTTTTGCCATAGCAATAATTTCATTGAAAGTTGTTTCGTCCATGGTTTGAAATAAAATCGGTTATTCCCCTGGAACATTAACAGAGGAGGTCAGCTTGGCAAGTTCATCAATAGGACAGATGCGATGTCTCGCATGAACCATTGGAGACTTGAGGTGGTCCCATTGAATAACAAGAAATTTAGTGCGTGCACCATTCTTGTTTAATTTGGTTTCATAACCAAGGACTGTGCCATAACGCTGACTGCGATTACGTTTAGCAATCTCCAATGATTCTGGCCTAACGGCCATTAATGCATGTGCCTTAGGGCGCTCTGCGACACGATCACCAATTTGAAAACTGTATTGTTTCTTGGTCATTAAACATGCCTCCAAGCTTTGCGGTTGACAATGCGTGATGTGTAAGACGTACTGATTCCATATTTGTCTGCAATTGATTTCAGGGTTTGCCCTTCTTCAAATAGCAGACGCATCATATGGATATCAGATTCTGTGAAGACTGATGATCCATGGGATGAACCACGAGCAATTTTACCTGGCCTTGGTTTGCCAAACGCAGGGCCAGGCTTTGGTTTTTCATACTGCTCAACAGTACGAAACTTAGCGCCACAATCAAGACACCGACAATAACGCTTGGTAAATTTGTCGTAGTGATCAGTACATGTAACGCGTGTGTTCGTGCTGTTGCATTCACGACACCTCATGCAAAATCACCTGTTCTAATTTTGTCTAGTTGTAAACGATCAAGAAGATTAACAGTAGCTTCAATACCAGAAATTTTAATAAGGTCAATGATAAGTTCTTTACCCATCATTGGAATGTCATAGTAATTGTCAAGGATGATTTCTGCTTTCTCAAAACCATCAGGCTCGCCTGTTAATTTGGTTAATACATCAGATGTCATGTTGTCTACAAAGTATTCAACAATAGCTGTCTTGACAATGTCCCAAGTGTGAGATGGAATGTGTTGAACGATTTGATCAACAAGATCAAGATCGATAAGTTCAGTAGTTGACATAAAGAAAGGCCCCTGGAAAACCAGGGGCGTAGTTGCGTTCAGAGATTAGGCAGGCTGTGCATCTGTGTCCACGATGCTGCTCAAAACGCCAGCATCTTGTAACTTTTGAAGCATCCCAACCATGATTGAGGCATGAGTCTGGGTCTGCTCCATGAAGTGCTTGGCACGTTCAGCAGACATGGTATGGACGTTGCCATTGGGCTCCACGTAACGCCAGCTGCCATCAGGCTGAGGCTCGCCTTGGAGGGCAAGGCGCTCTGAGTTATGGACGTACCTAAACTCGATGTTGTGGTAGTCCTGGAGGTTATCAGTGCCAGTCCATGTAGCACCTACGTTGTAACGATTGTCATCGTCAGCGTAGGCATGGAACTGAGGGATGATGTGCTTGAAGGCAGAGAAGATTGACATGATCTTGAGTTGAGTGTGTTGTTGTTTGGTAGCCGAGGTGGGACTCGAACCCACACTGTAGCGATTTTAAGTCGCTTGCCTGCTTCCTATTGGGCTACTCGGCCGTTGTGCCTGGACTTACATCAATCGATGTTGAACGCCAGGTGTGATCGTGTGGTAATGGCTCAGTGCCATAACACCAGCTATCGTAATCCTCCTCGTTGCGTGGGTCAAGCTGATCAATGAGAATGTAATCAGGTGTCCCATGCTGGTGGATGTACTCACCAATGTTGGCCATGGCCATGGCAAGTAGTTGTTCGTCAGTGAAGTCAGACATAAGTAAAGGACCTGCCCTAATGCAAGACTAGGACAGGTCCTGTTGGCTTCAACGTTCTGATTTTAGTTGCTCATCACGAATGCGCAATGCGTTGCTAAACACTTGCGTGTAAGTGTTACGTTCTGTATCGCTGAGTCTGGTGTTGGCAAAACCAACAATCTGCTCAACGGACATGACACCCATGTTCACCTTAAGCTGAATGGTAAATGTAGGCTTGCCATTCAACATACCAAGGACAATGAAGTGTTGCTTCTTACGTACACCTTCGGCATACGATGCAGCATTGCCAACGCAATTGCGTACGGCCTGGCCCCATTGCGCAAGTTGATGTGTATCAATGGGCTGGAAGAATGACCAGTTGTCATCTTGATAAGTAACCTTGACAGGTTGTGGGAATAGATCTTGTGGTAGTGAGTGATTTGGATTCTGAATTTTCCATGATTCTGCTTGCACATGATCATGGAATTCTGTGATGCGCCAACGACGTGGCGGATCAATTGTCTTGCCGTTATCAAAGATACGAGCAAGCATTGAGAATGTGTCGTTGAGTTCATTGAATCGGAACAGCCAATGGTCGGTGTCCTCATCCCAATCCCAACGACGACGCCTTTCTGATGCAGCAGTAGATTCTGCTACTTTGTCTGTATAGTATTTGTTCATGATCTGAAACAATGATGCAACAGGCATGTGCTCACGCAACCATGCTTTGCACAGAGGAACGTCTGGCTCATAGAGACGACGGATGCCAAGCAGTACATCAAGATGATTCTGATAGTAATCAATTGGAGTATCAGGCCAGATGCGATTGATTGTACTAATTGCATCTGCCAGTTGATAGATGCGTTGTATTGGTACAACAATACTTTTACGTGTACAGTTGTCTGGATCATGGAATCGTTGCGTGGCTAAATCGCATTGCAATTGAATCCACTTACGAAAGAATGGTGTACTTAGAATCTTTTTGCTATCACAAATAGAACGGATACCAACATAACCATAGCCAATGTCGTTTGTATGACATACATCAATTAATTCAAAGAATGTATCAGATGTCAGCTGCCAATTGTCAAGTGTCATCTGATATTTCTCTTGGCAGATATCAAAGTACTTATCTTTGTATTTACCAGAGATACGTTCAAACAATACTTTGAATAGATCATTACCAATACGTAGACGCTCAAAGCTATTGACTGAATCATCCCATGTAGGTACAGATGCAAATAGCTGTTTGTCAAATCGACGCACAGCTTCGCCCATCAGTCTGCCCTTCTGGCCGTAGCTATTGCACATAGACCATGGACGATCACGCCATCTCTCTGATTGTTGAATAAATTCCTTGGTGACATATACAGTCTTAATAAGGTAATCGCTGCGACCAACAGTTTCACGCAAGAATGTAGTGTCTGACACAATACTGTGCATCAACATCTTGCGTGTTGTTGCAGTGTCCTTGTAACAATGTGTATAGGCGTAGATGTATTCAGATTCCTTGCCCTTAGGCGGCAGCCATGCTGCTACCCATAAACCTTCCCAGTGATAGATCACTGCATGTGTGATGTATTCAACATCGGGTATGGTGCCAACAGGCATACGGAATTCATGGAAACGCTCTGGTGCAGGATTAGCATTGATGTCATCAATTGCACCTTCATACAATGAAGAACGCACCACATCGTTTGGTATCAGGACTGGTGGCAGTCCAACAGGATACTTAGGTTTCTTAGTCTTAGATGTTTGAGCTTTCTCTTGCCGTGCCAACTTCTTAAGCGTTGGATCGTAGGCAAGCAGCTCAGTTTGCAGGTTAGTAGGGAGTTGGAATTGCATGGTAGGTTCAGGGTTTAGTTCAGGGTAGTGAGCAGTTTAACGTCATGCTCAGGACGGATGGTTAGTCTAGATACCAGTCGGAGGTATCGACGAGTTGCCAGTCAAGATCGAGGTGAGCAAGATACTCGCAGAACCCATCTTCATCAACAGGGATTGATTCTTCTGGATCCAGAGTAAAACTTGCTGAACACAATGCTGGAGCGTATTCAGCAGGGTCTTCATGGCTGCCTTTATAGATGCAGCGCATGTCATTAACCACTGCTTCAACTGTGACATTGTTGTTCTTGATGGTGGTGGATTCGACAGCAAGGATGTAAGTCATCAGTGGTTCTCTACGTACTGGTACTTCTTGGAAATGATGCAACGATACTTGTTCCAATGACGAGCAGTTTCATACTCGTCAATGAATCGTTCTTTGTTGCATACGTTTTGTTCGGCACGCTTCATTGCACAATGTGCAAGGTTAATGCGGTCGAACAAAGTAAGTTCATCAATTAATGCAGACATGAGTTGAGTTGCAGTTGGACATTGGCCTGGGACTTACACTGTATCTTTCTGTGCTATGTGCACAGCGATTACAGATGCCCAGGCATTAGAACAGTTTGATGTTGCGCTTGCTGATACCAGTGCCTGGGATACTGATCGATCCAAGGACACCAGACTTGCGTGCATTCAACGTTAGTTGGAATGGGCCAAGCTGAAATGATTTGGTATAAGACTTAACACCATGTTCAGTGATGTTAAATCCAACGATAGTCTTGTCAAAGTTGATTGGTGATTTCTCAGTCATAATCGTTGTAAGCTTCAGCTAGTACAAACTTGAGATGGAAATACTCTTGATCTTTATCTGTTGCTGGATGGTAACGGGCATGGAACCCACCACTACCAATAGATTCAAGCTTGATTGCTTCACGTAATAAATGTGAAGCAGCAGCTTTCAATCGTGGTATGGATGGAAGTTCCAGTCCATTACCTCTAGTTGTTTGCCAACGCCAATCAAGAGCTGTCATTGCAGCATGGACTTTAATGAAGTCAAATGCTTCAATAACTTCCATGATTAATTCTTCATGAACATTAGATGTCATTGGAGTTCATCAGGCATGAGGTACCGAACATCATCATCTTCCATATTTGTCATTACAAATTTCTCTCCATTGGGGGCAATGAAGCCCCCAATGAATCCAACGCCATGTTTATCTGCTGATTCCTTCATGCGTGCAACAAGTTGCATAGCAGCAAGACGTTGCTTGTCAATGGAATCAGGAATGCGTGGTTTGTCGGACATTTGATGTGTGATTTGTAGAGTGAATTGAGGTTGAGTCTAAGACCTGGTCAGTCTACCCCGGATGTCAAGTCCAGGGTAGAACTACAGATTCTCTTAATGTTTCGTTATGAATGCAATGCCTGGTGATCAGACCAAGCAATTGCATGTAACTCTGATTGTGTCATGGGTGGTTCAGTGATTTCATCATCTGAATAATCAACATCCAATTCATTGTCAAGCATGGGGATAATCTCATCGGTTAACAATGAGTACATGCTTGGTGTTAGATGTTGATCCATCTCATGACGTTTATCCTCACGAGCAATGATGTCTTTGAGGATTGTCAATGCTTGTTGTACATGGACATACTCATTCTTGGTCCATGTAATCTCTGGGTACTTCTGTTGTTGATTCATGGTTGGTGTGTGGAATGAATGGTATGTATCTAATAGAAATATAAGTGTGCTCCTGGTACTCCTTTCGGGGGTGCAGGGGGTAGGCCAGCGAAGCTGTGGTGATTTACTGTGATGGTTAATAACCACACATAGTTAAACACTGTGTTTACCACACTTCGTGTCTGGCCTTACCCTGTGCATTCTCTATTCGCGAATAGCGAATAATGCTACCGTTATATAAGCTGAGCTTATATGTTGGTTACATGTTACCTTGCGGTTTCTCTGGATCAAGCATGATCCAACCGGTGTATCGAAACGCTGTACGATCCACACGTATTAATCCGTATTCTTCCAGTCGTCTTAATGCATGTAGATAGTCTCTAATCCTGGTGGATTGCATCGGAAGCTTTGGTACAAAACACGGTGTGTTTCTATGTTTCTTCCTGTGATTCAGGAAGTAGAACCAAAGATTCCGTTGGTTGATTGATAGCTTGATCTTTGGGTCAAGCTTGGGCAAATCCAGTTGGCTTGGCACGGAGTTCTTTGGGTTGTGTGTTAGCAGTAGTACGGACGCTCCTGCGGGTACGGCTTGGCGTATCCGTTGGAGAAGGTAACAGACCATGCGTCCCAACCGAGGTTGTCACGCTGTGGTCCGTAGGCTTCTGTTGCTTCTGCTTCAAGCTTGATTGCTTCACGGATGGCTTGCTTCTTGGAGAAGACACAGACCGTTTTGACGGGCCATCCTTGCTGGTAGTACCAACCTCCTTCTTCTGGTCCACCGTACCTGCTGTCGCATTCGTAGACACAAATGGTGGTTGGTTCTTGGTCTTCAAAGGTACAGTGCAGGTTGTACCTTGAGATCCAACGGCGGGCTGGTGCAGTGTCAATAGACATTTGATGAAGTTTCCAATGAGTGTGATTGTGATTGAGATGAAGACAATACATAGGATGATTGGATCTTCATCCCATACATTCTTGGTTTCAGTCATGGTAGTCATGGGTTACATACCTCTCGTTGTAGTGGTCACATGCGTTGCGTTCTGCTGAGCTGATCTCTTCGATACCATCCCAGTCAGATTGATTGCTTTCACGCATTGCTTCCTCTTGCTCATAGGCAATGTCTGCCATCGCATCGAGGTAATCAGCATTGCGTTGTTCGTCAATGAAGTTAGGGTCTCTCATGGTTGAGTTGAAGTTGAGTGGATGAGCAGTTTAACGTCATACTCAGGACGGGAATAGTACCACCCCAGAAGAGGGTGGTATCACCCCATGAAGAGGTAGTTCATACAGTGATGTGACGCCAGGCAATGCCACGTGCAATGTTGCCAATGGCACAGCCTGTCACACTGTATGCTTTACCGATCTCTTCATATGCTTTCGTCTTACTTGAATACTTACTCATGATGTCTGGATCGTTGACCATCATCTTGATGTCACGAACATCAGACGGAGTAAGTTTTGGTGTGTAGCCAGTGTAACGAACATGTGTAGTACCCACTCCACCCACAGGCTTAAGCCTGGGTCCATCTCCAGTTACTTGCTTTGTCACCACTGCAGCCGGTGCTGCTGGTGGCGTAATGGAGAGGGGAGTGGTTTTAAGTGGGAACCCAAGTGTCACTGATGTGCCGTCTTTGACAACGGAGATCGTGACCTTGCCATCACGCGTGATGACAGATACGTGATCTGGGTGTTGAACGTCGAGTTGGCTGAGTGCTTCCATTGAGATGAGATGGTCTGAGTTGATGGATGCAAAGCAAGAATAGCTGGTACGTACAAGGATGCAAGTACCAGCCGTAGCGTTTGGCTGACGTAGGACACTAGCCGTGTGGTATGAAGTCAGAGTCGTTGAGGAGCTGATGAACTGACAAGCAGTCTTCAGCAATCTCCTCCTTGCTACAACCAACCCAGTCGTCAGTCTGGTCCTCAATCACCTCGCAGCCAATGTCTTCGAGTTGATCTGAGAACTTAGACCATGTTGGTGCGTTGCCCCAGACATGGGCATAACGACCGGATGCGTCAGCGACTAACGCGATGTAGTTGTTCATGGTCAGGTGAGGATTGAGGTGATGTGATATCAATGCCAAGCATGGCACCGATAGTGATTGAACTGATGGCAATGGCAATGACACCAATGAATAGATTCCACCGTCGAGTCTTATGAGACTCACCGTAAGAATCAAGGTGCATGAACCTGCCCTTGCCAAGAGGAACGATGTGTTTCATGTCAGAGTGTGTTGAGAATGTATCGAACGCAGACCAAAGGTTCTGGTTCGTAGTTCGGGGGCAGTTCTTCATAACAGAACCATTGCCCCTTGATGTCAATGTCCATGCATTCTGTAAACGATGCTAAATGAAAAGCATTTGGACCCTTGGTGCACCAAACGATATAAATAACGTTAGGTTCACACAATAAATAATAATCATCTTCCTTAATGTTGAACCGCTTGAGTGCGTCTTGTATCTCTTGATGATCTGTTGTCAATGCCATGGTTGAGTTGAGATGTTGGGTGGATGCAGGATGTTGAGTCCTGCAGAAACCCATCATTGCTGATGGGAATGTGCAGAAATCAGCTAAACGGACCTTCAGGATCACCAATAGAACCTGTTCCAGTGCCATCAATAAAATAACGGCATTTAACGTGCTTCTGTCTTTTCAGCCAATCAATAATTTCTTGATAAATCAAAAAATCTGATTCGTCATAATCCATATGACACCACTTGCCTTTAATCTCTAAATAAACATTGTCAATTTCACAAGGTAAATCTTGGTAATAATTAAAAACGTCTGGTTGTCCAATCCAATACATATGTGCTGAAATCTGTTTGCCAGAATTTTCAGTCTTCACAGCAAAATAAACATCATCAATAGTGATGTTCATAATTTCAAAAACCCGTTTAATGTCTTGATAATCAAAAGTAAGTTCCATCATGGTGTAGATAATTAAGTAATGACAGCAGGATATTGAGTCCTGCAAGAAAGGCCCTGGTAACCCAAGGCCCTTGATGCAGAAGTCAGAATGGAATTTCTTCCAGTGTGGGCACAGCTGGTGCTGATGCCATAGCCACTGGTATTGCAGAAGCAGGAGGCAGATATTGCGGTGCGGCACCAATGATAGCCCTCACATTCGTGAGGTTGATCTGTGGGTAACGCAATGCAATAAGCTGACCATCCTTGATGTAATGGCTGCGGATCGTATTGATACGAACCTCCCACTGCGTGAGGATAAGTTCTTGTCCTACGACCAGGGTGCCATTACGAAATGCTGTAAGCAAACCATTGGCATTATTGAATTTGATGCGGCAACCATTACCAGACTTGTCGTTGACAGCCATGGTAACTGCAAGGAACTCGCTACCTTCATGGGTAGCAACTTCCAAGTAGCAGATGTTGCCGACAATCGCTTGAGTAAACATGTTAGTAATGAGTTGAATTGAGGTACAGGATATTGAGTCCTGCAGAAAACCCACCGTCCGATACGAATTCGTATCAAACGGAAGGGTTAAGTGCAAGAGTCAGTCTGCGTTACGGTACTCCCACTTGAGTAGTTCTCGGTTGAGATCTACCTTCCGTTGGAGCACCACGCAGAATGGCATCAGGTCTTGAAACTCACGCATGCCGTCCTGCCATTGGAAAAACAAATCGAGTGCAGCTTGACGCTGACTCTCTAGTTCCTGGTCAATGACAGGGGCATCCCTCCTGGCAAGCAGGCGGGCATCTTGCGTGAGCAGATATTCAACAGCTTTAGGAGTCATGATTGATTCCAGTTGGTGTGAATTGAGTTGAGTTTGATGCAGACTTGAGGTCTGCAGTAACCCCTGGCTCTCACCAGGGGAAAGTGCAAACGTCAGTTAGTCTTGTAACCATTGTCTGCACACCAGTCCATATGGATCTGATGCGCAGCTTTAGGCCATGCGTGCTCACGGCATTGCTTGGCAGCAGCTTGGTCCAGCATGTGTACACCAACCTGACTAGCAATGCCTGCACCGATGGCAGTAACAATGACAAGGATAAAGAACTGATTCTTGGTCATGAGTTGAGTTGAATGTAAGCCACACTCAGTGTGTGGCAATACCAGAGCCAGGCATTGCACCTGGCATGGGAGCTATTACTCACCTGGCTTGAAGCTGCTTGTAAAACTGTCGTGCTTGATTGACAGTCATTGTTGTGCTGGCATCGTATCCCTTGCAGCCCTTACGGATCTGCTTGGTGATACGAGCAAGGCCAATGCTGTCGTTAGCCACGAAGAAATACACAGCTTCCTTGGTGCTGACAGTGCAGTAAATGTCCATTGTGAACTGAATGAAATGAAGTTGAAGTTGCTACGTTTAACGCCCAGCTTGGCGTGATTAATCCCGAGTTGTCAGGTCGGAATTAACAAACTGTAGTTATGGCAACTGTTCTGACTGAACAAACGTGCGGCGTGGGGCGCGACACTCCCATGTGCGATACGAATTCGTATCAAAAAACAGTATAAAAGTAGGTAGAAGTACCTAAAATTCTCACTAAATTGTCGCTCGCTCCTCCGGGCGAACGCAGTGAGCATTCCTTAGCCTTCTCTTAACGAACGAAGTGAGTTCTAACCCCCACTTCCTCTTACCCATCACACATTTCTTTTTTTCTTCCCACATTTCGTGTCGCGTAGGTGTGTGGAGAAGTCCCAGAAATTTTATTTTCCTTTTTAGGCCCTATACGGGGCCGCTTTTTTGATAAAAAGTGTCGGCATATCAAGGGTTTTGCCCTAATTTTTAGACAAAAAAGCCAGGATTTTACTCCTGGCGGTAATTTAAATTGTTTTTATGTAATTAATTTTTATTTGCATCTGCCCATTTCATGGCAGCAGTAGCAGCTTTTGCCCTGCTATCTAAATCAGGACGTTCTTTAGACAGCTCTTCCTTGGCACCAATAATAAAATTGGCAACTTCTAGATTATTTGCGCCTGCTTTTTCCATTTGCTCTGCGGAATCAGCAATTGCGTGTAAAGCAAGACCGCGCTCCATGCGATTACGTGGGTGCATTGTCCTTTTTTTTGCGTAAACAACTTGTTTTCAATAAAGATAGTCTATAGCATGGCGTTTTTTCTTTATTTATCCACAGTAGAATTCAACTATTAATGAATACGTAAATAAAAGGTATCTAATGGCGCTAGCACCTGCTGATTTTTACGCTTATAGCCGCGCTACTGGTACGCCAGTTCCAGAAGATCCAGAAGAACGAGCGCAGATGGCGCCTGAGGTGCTTGAATTCCGCCGTAATCAGCTCAAAGCTCCACAACAAGAATCAAACCCGCTGGCTGCCCTTGGGACTGTAGCTGCAGGTTTAGGTTTACTGGCCGGTGGCCTGTATGCTGCCAAGCGATTTGGTGCTGGTCGTGCTGTTGTAGCCCCTTCTAAGGTGCCAAACCTGACGCAGCAGGGTATTTCTGATGTTAGCGCCGTTGCAAAACAGCAAAATGCTGAACGTGTACAACGTGAGTTGAGTAAACAGCGTCCACAAGGCGTGGTTCAGACAGATCTTGGTTTTGTTGATGAATTACTCAATGATCCAAGTTTACTTTCGCAAGTTGAGTACCAAGAATTTACCGAAGGTTTAACTGGGCCAGCCCTATCTCAGCTTCGTGGTGCTGAATCTAGAGCACGTAATGAGTATCGCGGTTTAGTTACAGAGATTGGTGATCAGATTATTGAAGAAGAACGCGCCAAAATTTTATCTCAAACTGTCGGCGCCCTGGAATCAGGGGAAGACCAAGTCACTGAACGCATTATGCGTGGCGTCCAACGGAATGAAGATTTAGATTCTTCTCAGGTTAATCAGTTAAAACAACAAACAGGTGATGTAATTTCTGCTACAAGTTTAACTCCTGATGGAGTGCCGCAAGATCAAACTGATCTCTGGGGGGCGGCTACAATTCCTCAAATTAGACAACAGCAAAATGATTACGGTCCTTCACCTTTAAAATTACTGCCTTCTTCTACGCAAGGTCGTCAACAACGAGCCCAATCTTTTTTGCAACAAAAACGGGAACAGTTAATGCAAATCTTTAGTCCTACAAGGGCTGAAAGAGTATTGGCTAGTGATCCTGCGGTTGCGGAAGCAGCTGAATTATATGCTTCTACTGGTGACCCTAATGTTTTATCGCGTTTTGCTTCTGCTCCTTCTTCCCCCATAACTATTAAACCTATGGTTCAGATGGCAATTAATCAAGAGGAATTGCCAACAAAATTTTTCTTCCAACCCACAGGTTATCCAGAGTATGTCGGTGATCTATTGGAAGAAGATATCGAATTAACAAACCGCATTTCTGAGCTTGGGGCACAGAAACAGAATCTGATCGACAAAGCAAGTGAACTTGGTGAACAGGAACTAATGCTTCGGGTTGCAATGGAGCGCGAACCAGCATCTGGGGGTGCCTATACCAAAATGTTTGCACAAGTTAAGAATCAACAACAAAACCTCCCGAATCCAGAAAGTCTAAATGTTGATTTGGGCGACGCAATGGCCCAACGAGATTTTGTTCGCAATCTAATGGAATCGTTGCAAAATCTTGGATCTACTTATCGCCTAACAAACGTACAAGAAGGAGTGCGTCCGTATTTTGAATATGATGAATTAAATCGTATTATTCCGTCAACTCTTGAGTTACGGGGAGGCCGTCAGAGTGTTGATTTTGGTCCCAAGACAAGAGGTGGGCGCCTGTTTGCTGAATACGATCCAGAAGGTCAAACCGGAAGTACAAAAGGTATTTATGGCGTTGAGCAAACTGCCAAACAATCCAGTGCTGCCACCCGACCTACTCAACTTACAATGTCAGAGTTAGTTAGGGAAGGCCTTGAACAAGCATCTGCGTCTCCAGAGGGTGATGTTCCGCTTCCTCCCTCAATCTCACAAATCACAGAACGCCGTCCAACCGCAGCTGCTAAACGTAGTCTTGAAGCAAGTGAGATTGTTCGTAGAGCTATTATAGAAGGACGTGATCCGCAGATGGTTTTACGTCAACGTGGTTTTAAAGTTTAATTATGGCTGACGACAAGAAAGACAAAAAGTGGATTCAAGACATGGATATGAAGGAGGGTGCCTTTACTGCCAAAGCACGCCGTAAGGGCATCACCTCTGCTCAGCTTCAAGAAAACGTATTATCTGATCCAGATAAATACGATGAAAAAACAGTAAAGCAAGCACGGTTGCGTCAAACATTAGTAAGCTTAAAAAAGAAAAAGAAACGAGGCAAAGGCGTGCAAGGCTCTACGAACAACACTGGAGCACAAGGTACCACCGGAGCACAAGGTACCACCGGAGCACAAGGTACCACCGGAGCACAAGATTCAAAACGTAAAGCAGAGAGCTGATGGCTAAAGATTATCGTTTAGACCTTGGGCGTTATATTGATTACTCCAAGGATGTTTTTGCCAAAAAGAAACAATTAAATTTTGATGATCTTTTTTCTGCCAAAGCATCAACAGGTGCAGCCCCTTGGATGCCAAGCAGGTTTGAAACGACAGACTTGCTTCGTCGCATTCAAACGCGTAAGCTAAAACTTAATCCATCTCTTAATTTTGTTGGTGATACACCAGAAGAGTATGAGGTTTTTGCAAATATTGGTAGGTTTACACGTAAAGAAGGATATGACTTTACAGTTGGCCGCCCACTTACAAAATTAAGGCCGCAAGAACAGCCTGGCTATAGTTCAACCTGGATGGATGCATACAATTTAAGTCCAACACTTAAACCTGATGATCGAGTAAGCAATCCAATGCCTCGGTTGAGCAACCCAGATCCCAACGGTTATATTATGGCAGCAGCAGAAAACCGTGCCAAAAATGAATTAGAAGGCAATCGATCTGTTGCTCAATTACTTTCCAACAAAACAGAAGATAAGCCAACAGATGGTCCATCAGAAAAATCCGACTATCGCTCGGCACCAGAAGCAAAACCAGCTTAATTATTTAATACCCACACTTTATAATAATTAAAAAGGAAATGGATAAGTGAGTTTTCAGCGCCTGCTAAATTTTGCTTCGCGCAATCTGCCAAAAACACTGGCAGAAACAGCTCCAGGTACATTGCTTTCAGCAGGTTTCGGCCTCCTGGAAGGACCCGGCGCTGCTGTTGCATATGGTCTTGGTGATCTAGCAGGTAGTGTCCCTGCAGTCCTGGCAGCCAAAGCCTTGGGATCTCGAATTAAAAAACCAATTGCAGGTATTAAACCAGAGGCAATTCGTGGTGGTTTAGAAAGTGCGGCAAACGTTGTTGGCTCTATTGGTGGAACCATGGCCACCGCCAACTTGTTATATGGAAATCAATATACACAGACGCCACAAATTCAACAGCAAATTGAACAACGTTCTCTTGTAAATCAAACACCCATTAATCAACAACTTGTTTCCCCTGGCACGCAATTCCAAATGGCTGGATTACCCGATGCAAGTCAATTCGAGCAACTTCTTAACCAACGTGGCAATTGGACTCAATATCTGAGCCCAGAAGATCAGGCTTTAATCGCTGGTGTTGTTTCACCAAGGTTGTAATATGTTTCAAGAATTTCTTAACAAATTAACAACAGGTGCACGTAAAAGTGCAGAGGCAAGTAAACGCGCTACAGAATACAACCCAGATTTGCCTCCAGAAATCAAACAAGATATTGAACGCAGTCCAAGTATCCTTAAAAGCATTCCTGGCTTACGCGGTCGTTACCATGCTGAACTTCATGCTCTTGGTGTTTCATTAAAAGAAACGCCCATTGAGGCAGCCGGTGCCTTCGGTACACGTTTGCTTACGGATCTTACTAATGACGGTACCCGTGGTATCTATTGGCGTTATAACCATCCCCTTGCCTGGTTAGAAGAAGGCGCCAAGGCTGCCATCGGAGAAAAAGCGTATAAAGAACTTGGCCCCACAAAAACCGGACTTATTGTCGGTGCTGGTGTTGCATTACCTGCCACTGCATTAACAGGCGCATACGACATCTTGAATCCAGGGGAGATGTTTCGCCCCAAAGGATTTGCTCAAGGTTATGCAGAAGAAGGTTCACAAGATCGTAGAGAAACATCGCAACCTGTACCAGAGTTATTTGAACGTTTCTTCCTTGGACGCACTGGCCGCCCATTAAGTTATGAAACAGCAAAAGAAGATATTCCCTCTTTAACGCCAGAGCGTTATGGTAACTATCTGCGTAATTATTATCAAGACCATGGATTTATGGGTCTTGTAAAAGCAACTCCAGAAAATCTGCAAGGTGTACCAGAAGCTCGAGTTCTTGGTTATCCAGTTACTATTCCATCTGTGACTACAGCGGTTGGTGGTATTGCTGGCGCAGCATTATCCATTCGTACTGCACCAACTGTTAAGAATGCATTCCGTCGTGGTCTTGCTGGCGCTGCTGCAGGTTCGGCTGCTGGTGCAATGGTAGGTAATCTTGCCAATGCAGTATTAGCATCAAAAGCAACACAACAGACCATGCCAACCACTGCTCAGTATGAAATGATGCAGTGATAGAATTTATAAAAAAGGTAGAGTGTTGAAGTGCTTAATCCTTACGCATCTTACGGAATTACGCCTAATTTTCAATTAGGAACGACAGGATCTTTTGCTCCACAGCCTGGTATGTTTGCTGGTGGTGCAGCACCTTCTGTACGTCTTGATCCACGCGCACAACAAGTATTGGCCGAGCAAACCGCGACTGCAGGCGGCGTAAATCTTGGTGGTATTGCAGGCGGTCCTCAAGCACCTCAGCCTGGTACCGGCCAACGCATTCGAGAAGGGCTTCAGACAGCGAAAGGTAAGGGACAAGAATTTTTAAATGCGTTTCTTCAGGGTGCCTCTGCCCTGCCAGTTGGCCGTATTGGTGCAGCTGCTGGAATGATTTCACCAGCCATTACAGCTATCGGGGAAGCAACTGAAGGCCGTCCAGTCGGTGCTCTGGGTGCCATTGGTGGTGGTGCCGCTGGTGTCGGTCTTGGCGCCGCCGCAGCCCGCTTAATTCCTGGCCGTCTGGGTAAGATTGCTGGTGCTGTTCTTCCCACTGTGGGCGGTATGATCGGCGCTCCTACAGGCGCTCAAGCGGCTGAGTCCATTCGTCAAAAAGCAACAGGTGAGCCCACCAAAGGTAAAGAGGGTGAGTTCAGTACTCAAATGGCAATGGCTCAGCAAATCAATGAGTTAGGTGCCACGCAATATCGCGATCAGATGGGTACATATACAAGTGCTCTTAAAGATCTTTCCAAACATTATTCTGATCAACAGTATTACGATCTGCAGCGCAATATGCCGCTGATCGAAAAAATGAAGAACTCTGAGCTTGTTCGTCAGCAAGCCCTTAATGCACACATGGCGCAACAACAGGCCATGCTTGGTACTTTGGCAACTGCAGGTGCCCTGGCACAAGGTGCACAAGCTGAGTCTGGTGCAACACTCCGCACAGCATTAACATCTGCTCCATATGCAGGCGCTGTACTGCAAGCTCCCCAAATTCGCTTTGGTTGATCATGGCACCACGCAACTTTTTTGAGAAACCAAATGCATTGAGCTGGGTGAACTACTACGGTTCTCAGGAACCCCAGGTCACCATGCGGGATTTTACCCCGCAACAAACACCTGCTGCAACCACGCCACAACTATGGAATGGTGAAATTCCAGTAGCTGGGCAAACATCTACCGGCAATGCATATCAACGGGTAATGTCACAGTTGCCACCAGAGTTATTTGGTGATGACAAAGACCCAATGTCCAAATTAATGCGTTGGTCAATCTTCCGCGATATGTATGAAAATGATCCAGAGATCATTCGTCAACGTGGACAGATTTATGGTGACATCATGAATCAAATGGCAGATAAAGCAAATGCTCGTGCCATGCAAAGCAATCTTTTTGCTGGTCTATTAAGCCTGCCAAAACAATTTGCTACAGCAGCTGAACGTCGCCTGGAGTACCTGCCTTATCAGTTACAGGTTGCTCAACCGCCGCAAAACTCTAGTTTTGTAACCAGGCAATACGCAACTGTTGTTTAATCTTTTATGTTAATCTAAAAGAAAAATAATCATGGACTTAGGAAGTATTCTTTCTGGCATTAGTCAATACGGAGCAATTCCAGATCAACCAACAATTAATTCTTTTCCTTTAGCTAAAGGTGCTACTGGTGGCTTTGGTTTGTTTGGTGGCTACAATCCAATGCAGATGGCTGGCATGCTAGGCATTGGCCAGTTTGGTGCTCAGCTTGCGGGTCAAGAAGCAGCCGGTAAATCTGGACAAGCGGGTTTGGATACCATGGCTGACTTACGTGATATTGATTTTGGTACAGATCTTTTTGCTGCAAATAAAGATATTTTTGAACAAAGAGATATGCCACGGTTTTTTGATAAGTACCGTGCCACTAATCCTTTCTATCGTCAAAATCAACTACGCCAAAATCTGCCAGATCTCGCTGGACGCTATGGTCGCTTTGGTGCCTTCGTCGCTTAAATTTTTACAGTTAAAATATACATAATATGAGTATCAAATATGGCTTTTAGTTTAGGTGGCTTCCTAGGTGGCGCAGGCTCTGGTGCAGCAGCGGGCTCTACCTTTGGTCCAATTGGTACTGCAATCGGCGCAATCGGTGGTGGCCTGTTTGGTGGCATCGGTGGATCCGGTCAAACACCACAATACCAACCAACTGAATTACAAAAAGATTTAACAAGCTACGGGCAAAAACAAGTTAAAGCAACTCGCGCAACACAAGATCGTATTATTAGCGAATACGAATCGATGATACGCGCGGGTAACCGTGGTGCGGCAGAGAATTTCCTAGAGCAATATGTAAATCGTTACTCCAATTCCAAGCCTTTTGAAAAAGCATTGGCAAAGAGCTATCAGCAAGATATTGATTACAGCCAAGGTAGTTATTGGAATGAAGCAAACGAATTGTACAAACAACAAAACTTAGGATTTAGCCCTGAAGATTTTGCTTCCTTTGCTGACCGGGCCAGGGGGCTCAATATCCGTAGTCCACAGGCTTTTAGTGATATGTTAAAACAGCAGTTAATTGCAGGGGGCAAGGTGATGACCCCGCAACAAGAGCAATTAAGCCTGGTATTTGGAGATCCATATCGTGATGAAACGGGACGTTATAGAAACTATTATCAAGCCCTGCGAACATCTACCAAACCTGGCTTTGTTTCAAAATTTGAAACTTCTCAACTAGCACCAACTACATAATAAAATTAATATAACAAAGAGAGTTGACATGGCCAAGTGGAAACGAGAATTACAAGAACTTTCTTTAGGTGGTTTAAGCCATGAAGAATACGATCAGTTTAAAACTTCTTATGGTAACGTATCGGCAGACAAGCTAAATGCTTTTGCCTTAAAAAAGAATATTCTTTTTCCCTCTGGAAGTACAACCACTACTACACCAACATATCAAGGAGGAGGCACCACTACAACAAGCGGAGATACCACTACAAGTGGAAATGCTTCTGGCATTGCTCCCAGTGGATATGCCACAAATCTTCAAAACCAGTATGATTATGAGCTCGGTTTAATTAACGCACAAGGTGAATATTCCGTAAGGGCTGCTGATATTGCGGCAAATGCACAGCTTAGTTCTACGCAAACTAGAGCTGAGGCCGATAAAGAAATTAATCGTGCCCGAACTGAAGCTGATCGATATGCGGCAGAACTTGGCTTAAAAGGAATTGAGTCCCAAACCTCTGCACAACGTTATCTTGGTGAGCTTGGATTAAAAGGCACACAACTTCAAACAGACGCTCAGCGTTATCTTGGTGAGTTAGGCTTACAAGGTACACAACTTCAAACAGACGCGCAACGTTATCTCGGTGAGTTAGGTTTACAAGGTACTAAATATTCTGCTGATAAAGAATCAGAGTGGCGCAAGGCAGTTGCTGGAATTGAAGTAGAAGGTCGATTAAATCTCCAGCCAATTATCAATGCTGGCCTTGCACGTGTTGCTGAGATTGAAGGTGCAGCCGCTCGTGATGTTGCTGAAACAACCGGTCGTTATAGCCTGGAGTCCATGCGCACACGCTCTGAAGCAGACAAAGCCATCGGCAAAATGCAGCTCGCTGGCGCGCAGTATGGATTAATTGGTTCAGTATTTGGTTAATTTGCTATAAAATATAGAGAGATTAACGGGCATTATCTATGACAGCTTCTGTGCCTGCTGGCCAAAGTGCTGCAGACGACTATTTTAATATCGATCGTTTTCAGCAGCTTTTAGACAAGCTGGAGGCCTCTAAAGGTCGTCAAACACGTCAAAAATCCGTAGAGGGTCGACGCGATGTGTTTGCCCAAGGCCTTGCCAGCATGATGAGCAACTTCTGATTTAACTAGCCATGACATCTTCTGTACCTACTGGTCAAACCGAAGCAGACGATTATTTTAATATTGATCGCTTCCAGCAACTCCTCGATAAATTAGAGGCTTCCAAGGGTCGTCAAACACGCCAAAAGTCGGTTGAAGGTCGTCGTGACGTGTTTGCCCAAGGTCTTGCCAGCATGATGAGCAACTTCTGATTTAAATCCCAATGACATCCAGCGTTCCCACTGGTCAGCTAGATACTGATGACTGGTTTGATCTAGATAAATACAAACAAGCTGCTGAAGTAGCTTATAGTTTCTCTAAGAAAAAAATGGAGACCGCTGGTGAACAAGAACGCGAAACCATTGGAAAAGGAGCAGAAGAACAGCGCACTTCCGCAGAGCAAGGGCAACAGTTCCGTCAAACAGACGAAGCAAGGGATTACAACCAAGCCCAACGAGCTTATCGATATTGAGTTATTTGACCAATGGGTTGATAACTTAACTTGCTCAGAACAAGAAGCGTTTACTTCTTTTTCTGCCAGCAATTATTCAATTATTGAAGCCTTCCTTTATGCCCGGTTCCTTGGGTATAGAGGAAGCATTGTTGCTTGTGAAGCTTGGGTTAATGATCGGTATCCCAAGCCCGATCATCGTAAAACCCTGCTGTATGAAATTGAAGAGATGCAAGAAGACATTCGCAAGCTTCGCAGTGATGTGGATGAAGGTCTTGTTAAGCGTGATGCTGGTGTTGCACGAATTGCTTCTATGCAAAAAGAATTACGCGGCACCATTGCACAGATTGAACAGTTTGTTAATAACCGTGATCGCAAAGGTTTATTGATGGCAGGTGCTGATCGTGCCATTCGTGAATTACTTTCTGTGTTTAAAGACGATCCAATTGAAATTCCTCTGGAAGAAGCTTCGATGAGCGTCTGGGCTAAAATACAATTTGATGAAGGTTAACTTAAAGTAGATACATGGATTCCAACGCACAACCACCTGCAGCCTCCGACGCCCGTCTTGCGGGTGGTTTGATGTCTGTGGTACAACAGCTCCAAAAGAATCGTTTTGGTGGGTTACGTGAACTGCAAGGTTCTCCTATCGGAGCCGAAGCAAAAGGATCTGCTGTTTTGAATGCTTTAAGTAAAAACAAACAACAAAATGAGCAAGAACAAAATGCCGCCCCAGCTCCTGGAGCACTTCAAGAAGAAAGAAGCCAAGAACCAGGACGGCAGCGAAATGTCGGACAACGAGAAGCGCAAGGCCGCTTTGGACAAGGCCCGCAAGTATAAGAATCAAAAAGACAAAGATTCTGAGAAATGAGTTAGTATTCAGTAACTGACTGAATGCTTAAGCTGTGCCAGCATATCAACATCTTGCTTATCGACGCAATGCACGCGCGGCTGCGCAACAGCAACAAATTAGACCACCTAAAAATGCCGAAGCTCTTCAGCGTGCACGCGAGGACTTTGGCTTTTTTTGTGAGTATGTAGCCGATAAACCCCCAGCAGAGCATCACAAACATTGGCACAGGCAATTCGTAACAGAAGAAAACAGTAGTTGCCTGATTAAAATTGCTGGACCAAATATTGATTTACTTGCGCCTCGTGGCTCTGCAAAATCCACTGTTCTTGGCCTTCTAACGGCATGGGCAATTGGTATTCACACACATGCCAAAATGCCTCTGCAGATTCTCTATTTGTCATACACGGTTGATATTGCACGCTCCAAATCTGCAACTATTAAGCGGATCATTGAAAGCAAGCGATATCAAGAAGTATTTCCCAAGGTTCGTTTACTGAAGAGTGCAACCAGTAATGAGTACTGGTCTATTGACCACAAATTTGCTGGCATTGCTACAACAGGTGATGAACAATTTACTCTCTGCGCTGCAGGTCTAAAAGGTTCCGTGACATCAAAACGATCACACCTTGTGATGATTGATGACGCCATTAAATCTGCTGCTGATATTGCAAATCCAGATATCCGCAAGCAGATGCAGGAGAACTGGAATGCGGTGATTGCGCCAACCATGTTTGAGGGTGCCAGGGCCATCTGTCTTGGCACTCGATTCCGACATGATGACATTCATTCAACTACATTCAATGAACAAAACAACTGGCGTCAAATTGTCTTATCTGCAATCTTGAATGATCCCAAGACAGGTGAGGAATTATCGTATTGGCCAGAGATGTGGTCACTGGATTACTTAAAAGAAAAGAAAAGGCAGGCGCCAATTGCTTTTTCTTTCCAGTACATGAATCAAGTCATCAGGCAAAATGAGTTATCACTTGCACCTGAACTGATTGTTAAAGCAGAAATTTCAACAGAGTTTGATACCTTAGGAGTTGGCATTGATTTGTCTGCTGGCACTAAAGAGAAGAATGACTATACCGTCATGGTACTTGGTGGCCGTATTGGCGATCAGATTCACATTATTGATTATCGCCGTATTCGTGTAATGGGCAATCTTGAGAAATTAGATGCGCTCAAAGAACTACTTAATGATTGGTCAATCCTCGGCAAAGATGAAAACGGTAATTACTTCCCAACCCACTCAACGTGTGACATCTGGTCAGAAGCTGTACAGTACCAGGCATCCCTGGAAGCAGACTTCAAACGTATCTGCTTAAACAATGAGGGCCTCTGGAACTTGTTGTGGCATCCCGTCAAAGGCTTCCGTTCCGATAAGCTGGCGCGATTCCGTGGGTGCATGGGTCTATTTGAGGAACGCAAGATTATCTTTAATCGCTACCGTAATTTCACTGCCATGTTTGAAGAGTTAACCAACTTTGGTGTTAGTAGTCATGATGACTGTGTTGATGCTTTAGTTTGGTTGATTAACGGATTAATGCGTAAGGGTAATCTTCATCTTGATTACTGAATCTAGAATTAGAAAAAAGCTTTATTCCAGTGGGACCAGAATATTTAGCTGTTGGCCTTACGGCTATCATTTCTGCTGTTACAGGCGGTAGTTGGGCTATGAATAAACTACTGGGCAGGCAGCAGGAAAAGCTGGATCAGGCCTATAGTTACATCAGTTCTCAGAAACGGCGTGTTGATATGCTTGAAGATCAGATCAACCGCATGCCTATTGAATATGTACTGAAGGTTGATTTCTTAAGAGAAATTCAAGAAATGCAGGATAATTTCCGTGAGATCAACAATAAACTTGATAAACTGATTGAAAAGTTACTTAGCAAATGACTAGCTACATTCTTGAGGTTCAAGAAGACGAAAACGGAGATTGTTACATCACCCTTCCAGATGAAGTGATTGAAGATCTCGGCTGGCAAGAAGGCGATGTTCTCGATTGGGATGTCAAAGGAAATGGTATTGTTTTATCCAAGGTGAATGACGCATCCGGATATGAAGTTTTAGAAGATTAGAATAAAGAAAAAATAAGATCATGTTTTATAGCGGCGAATCAAACGTTCCAGGAGCACCAGGTAATTTACTTGCTGGTGGCCCTAGTTTTGACATTAATCGTACCCCCGGCTCACTTGGTGGGCGTTCTGGCGAACAGTTGAAGCGCTTGTATGAAGGCGGGACGCAGCAAAACCAGCAGTTGAATGAGGAACTCCGTCGTCGGGGTATCATGCCAGGTTCTGGTCCACAACTTCCGCTTGCATACAACCCCATGTTTGGCCCTGTTCCTATGGGTAATGCCGGCTTCTTTGCTGGACCGCAGATGGGACAAATGCCAGCCGGATTCCAAAATAAATTTGTTTCTTGATGAAAAAGAAAAAACTGGTAAAACTTGCCCTTAAAAATCCAGGGTTATATACACCGGCTGAACTTGCTTATTTTCAATGCTGGTTGCGCTTACGAAAAGAGCGCAAGAAAGCTGCTAAGATGAATTTAAACAATAAGGAAGATATTAATGGCTGACGCCAAGGCACGGCTTCAAGAAATCATCAATTCCTATCTTGAAAAAGATAGTGACATTGTTGTTGACACCGGCGTTGTTGCGTCTCATGTTGCACAGATGAAATTATTTGGCATCCGCCAGGGTGTTGAATTTTTTCCCTCGCAAGATAACTTTGGCGGGCAGCGCAAAGATTTTATCGATCGCGTCCTCAAATACAACAAGATGGATACCCGCTTGGATTCCATCTGGGAATATTTTTTGTGCGATGGAAAAGGCCTGTTTTATATCCGCCCAACAGAGCAGAGTTATCGTCTGTATTATTTTCGTGAGCATGAATATCGATCTTATTACAATGTGGATGGCGAGCTGGATGAAGTTGTAATTATCTACAGCTACAAGGTGCGTCGGGGCAACGGCTTTGGTACCGATATTGCAACCAGCAATATTTCTGGTGGCAAATCAACCTGGAGCCCAGGAGCTAAAAGGTATATTCGTTTATCAATTAAACAACGCGAAATTGAAGAAACGCACTCAGACTCAGAGTTGTCGTTTGAAATGCCAACGTATGCCTTGACGGGCACTACCAAAAATTTCAAGAACACCCTTGGGTTTATTCCTTGTGTTGAGATCTTTAATAATCCCAAAGGTTTCTCCACTGAAGGCGTCGGTGAGTTTGATGCCATGGCAAATCATATTTGTACTCACGACGAATTGATGCGAACGATACGCAAAAACATTACATTCTTTGGTAACCCAACATTACTGTCTTCCAGGCCCAAGACAGATCTCATGGAAGCAGGAGATACTGCAGTTGTACAGCGGCCATCGATTGCGGCAAACTCTGGCTTCACCAGTGCCGCACCTTTAAGTCGTTCTATGTTTAAGGCTGATCCAGTCAGCCGTGGCATGGATGGTGCAATTCGTGTGCCGCGTATCATTGCAAACCTGGAGCCAAACGATCGAGTTGGTTACATTGTTCCAGATGCAATTACTGGTGACCAGAATGCATTTGCTCGTCAATATCGAGAAGAAATTCGCACGGCATTAGGCGGCGTGGATGAGCTGTCTATTTCTGCTGGTGTTACTGCAACTGAATACAAATCATTATTTGGTCGTGTTGCCGCAACATCCAAAAAGAAAGCAAATGCAATCTATACACATGGCATTTGTCGTTGCCTTGAGTTAATTATTTATCAAGAAGAGCAGTTATTCAAGACAACACTTGCGGCGGCAGCAGGTATTGAAAAACCGGTTGATCTTGGACCTAATGCAACACCAGAAGAAGAGCAGGCATATAAAGAAGCAATGAAACAACATAATGACATCCTGAAAAGGATTATGCTTGCTCTTGTGGAGACCCAGGTGATTCCACCTGGAGTTATGGGTCTTATTCCGGATGGTGACGTTACTGTCCTTTGGCGTTGGCTTGGTCCTGTTTATGAGGAATCTACACAGGACATCCTGAACAACTCCATTGTGGTGCGAAACCTTCAGGAATTAGGTGTTGATAGCATTGAAGCACTGAAATACCTCTTCCCGTCTAAGACGGATGAGGAACGGGCCGAGATGTTATCTGGGTTCCCGTTCAGGATGGTTAATGAGTTGCAGGGTGCATACGCTGCATTCTCAAAGCTAGTGGGGGGAATGATGCAGACTCCTCACCCGCAAGCACCGGATCTTCCGATGGCTGCGGATCCAAGATTGGATTTAACACCATATCTGTATCGAACATTAGAAGCTCTACAAAAGGAGATGAGTTATGCAGGACGCTACCGTCCAATCGATCCCACAGACGAGCCAAACTCCGGCAGCGGTGGCTCCAAGCAGCTACGTGGTCCCAACACCCAGCTACCAGGCAGCTCCAGCTCAGACAGCACCGGTGGCTTATCAGGTGGGTACCAGTTACCCACAGGCGGTACCTCAGGCGGTCCCCAGCTACCAATCCGCCCCTACTCAGTACGCCCCCCAATCCCAACCGGAGGCTCCGAGCAGCAACCCATGGGAATCGGCGTTCAACAAGGTGGTGAACCTTCTGAGCGCACCAGTTCAATCCCCGTTCCAGAATCAATCGTCAACACCGACGATTCAGTACAGTCCGGCCAACTACGGCCAGCAGTACAGCAGCCCAGCTACGCAACAATCGGCTCCGCAGACCTGGTCTCCCAGCCAGACATCCTCGCCCAACTCTTCCCCAACTTCCTCCAATCAGTACTTGGAGCAGGCGGCGCAAGCAGTAGTGCAAAACCTGAGCCCGGAAAGCCAGTACGTAATCAGCGCGTACGGTCTCGAGGCGCCCGCAATCCTAAATAACTATGCCCTCCAGCTGGAAGGCATGCTGGATAGTGCAGTTGCTTGGGGCGGTCAAGCCAAAGAATTGATCGAGGGCTACGCCAATTTTGCTGTCAATGAGCATCAAGAGAATCTTGCTTATAACGAGATCCTCACCAATCCCGATGTGCTGAGTGACTACACCCTGAAGTTCTTTGGTCCAGAAGGTCCGTACCCTGTGTATGAGAACGAAGGCGAACTGGAGACCCAAGGTTATCCGACTCAAGCGGTGAATCCTGCATTTAATCAGTTCCCGGCACCTCCTGCCGCAGCTGCTCCTCAGCAGCCAGAGAATTTCTGGGGCACCTTTAAGCAACAAATGGATATGGACCCCAGCCAAGCTTGGCGCATTCTGAACCAAGCTCAGCCTCAAGTTGTTGCAAACAAACTGTTTGTGATGGAGTGATGCCATGCGTGGCGCTCTTAAATATGGCGTACCTATTGCCGCTGGCTTAGCCACGGGTGGGTACGCCCTTTCTCAAGGTGAAGATCCTGGTTCTGCAATTCTTGCTGGTGCTGCAGGTGGCCTAGGTGGTGCCGCAGGTTTACTTGGCGCAGGTAAACTCGCAGGTAAATATGGCCAAGTTGTTCCAGGGCTAATCGAAAAAGGTTTGGACAAGTCTGTAGGTAAGTCCGGTCTTTCTACGCGTCAACGGATTAATCAAGCAATTGTTAATAGTCCTGAATACATGCGTCGCGGTCAATCTGCGACTCTTTATTCTCCTGCCACTGCTGGCAACATTGCAAGAACAGGTTTACTTGCAGCACCAGCAAATATTGCTGCAGCAGCAAAACCTGCCTTTGCAGCGGCTGCAGTACCAGCGTCCGCCGTTGCCGCTGGCCTTGGTGGCGTAGCCCTTGGCGCTATTCCTGGTGCTATGGGTATCCCAGGATTCCAGCAGAATGTTGCCCTTGATCCTGAATCTTACGGTTCTAGTAATTCTGAAGGTGCTCGCTATAAAGCACCTACCATGCAGTATGTGTAATAAATAAATTACCGACTGCTAAAATTTGTGTTAGATAAGACATAATAATGTCTGAATCTTTCACCCGATAAAAACACTTCCGCGACACTGGAGGATAAACCAAAGTGTTCATTGATAACGATTTTCCAAAAATCTTGGGCGCCGAACTCTATCGGCCCCATCCTGCTTATATTGCTGAAATG